AACATGGACGTGCTGGATAAAGCTTACGATTGGTATGCTTATGGCGCGCGTACTCGTTTGATGCCCAACGGCTGCGTAGCTATTGTAGGTACGCGCTGGGCGCAGAACGATCTGATCGGGCGCGTTGTGCAAGACATGGTGCGTAACCCCGACTCGGATCAGTGGGAAGTAGTTGAGTTTCCGGCAGTGTTTGAAAAAACGGAAGCTGACGGCACCCGGACGACGTCGTCGTTATGGCCGGAGCAGTGGAGTGTTGAGTCGCTATTGCGAACGAAGGCGTCGATGCCGCCGTTCCAGTGGAGCGCCCAGTACATGCAGTTGCCGACCTCGGCGGAAGCGGCGATCATCAAGCGGGAGTGGTGGCAGCCTTGGGAAGCGGATGAGCCCCCGACGTGCGACTACATTATCATGTCGTTGGATGCTGCCGCAGAGAAAACAACACGGTCAGACTTTACGGCGCTGACTACGTGGGGGGTGTTTACGCGCGATGGCGAGGACGGGTACCCTGTAAATCACATTATCTTGCTCAATTCGATCAAGGAGCGCTGGGAATTTCCGACGCTCAAGCGGCGGGCCTACGAGGAATACAACGAGTGGAAGCCAGACTGGTTCGTAGTTGAGAAGAAGTCTGCGGGTACGCAGTTGTACCAAGAGATGCGGGCAGCAGGTGTCCCTGTGCAAGAATTCACTCCACATCGCGGTTCAGGTGACAAGACGGCCCGTCTCAACTCTGTGTCTGATATATTTGCATCCGGTATGGTATGGTATCCTGCCGGTAGACGGTGGGCTGAAGAGGTTGTCGATGAGGTGTGCGGGTTCCCCGCGATGCCGAATGATGACCTGTGTGACTCTACCGTCATGGCGCTAATGCGGTTCCGCAACGGCGGGTTTATCCAACTACCGGGCGACCGCTGGGACGACGCTCCCTATAAGGCGCGGCGCGCTGCATACTACTGAGGAATAAACTATGGCGATGGAAAAAGGTCTTTACCAAGCCCCTATGGGCCTAGAAAACGCAGCGATGATGGGCGAGCCGCCGATCGAGATTGAGATCGAAGATCCGGAGTCCGTGCGCATCCAAGCGGGCGGGATGGAGCTTGAGTTAACCCCGGACGACGAGACGGGCGAGGATTTCGACGCTAACCTGGCGGAGTATCTGGACGAGAACGTTCTTGGCCGCATCAGCGAAGAGCTTCAGGAGTATTACAGCACGGACATCGGCTCCCGCAAGGAGTGGGAAGACACGTATCAGGAAGGCATTGACCTGCTCGGTCTCAAGATCGAGGAGCGTACGGAGCCGTGGGACGGAGCGTGTGGTGTTAGCCATCCGATCCTGGCAGAGGCGGTAGTCAAGTTCCAGTCCGAGACGATCATGGAGACGTTCCCGGCGAGTGGCCCTGTGAAGTGCAAAATCGTAGGCCGGGTGACCCGTGAGAAGGAAGAAGCGGCGGAGCGCGTTCGTGACGATATGAACTATTACCTGACGGAGAAGATGACCGACTACCGTCCGGAGCATGAGCGACTGCTGTGGAACCTGCCGATCGCGGGTTGCGCGTTGAAGAAGGTGTATCAGGACCCGTTCTTGAAGCGCCCTGTGGCGTTGTTTGTACCTGCTGAAGACTTCATCGTCCCCTACGGCGCTACGGACTTGTTGTCCGCGCCGCGTTACGCCCACCGCATGAAGAAGCCCAAGAACGAGATGCGCAAGCTGATGGTGGCCGGGTTCTACCGCGACGTGGAGCTGGGTGAGCCGACACAGGATACGGACGAGATCCGTAAGCGCAAAGATGACTATGCGGGCATGGATGCGGCTAAAGATGACCGTTTCACGCTGCTGGAGTACCACGTAGACCTCGATATTGAAGGCTACGAAGACACAGATAAGGATGGGGAGTACACGGGCATCGCGCTGCCCTACGTCGTACATATGGAGAAAGGCACCGGTAAGGTTCTGGCCGTTTACCGTAACTGGAAAGAGGACGACGACACCAAACAGAAGCGCATCCACTTCAGTAAGTACGGCTACATCCCCGGGTTCGGGTTTTACGACTTTGGTCTGATCCACCTCGTTGGTGGGTTCGCCAAGGGCGCTACTTCGTTGCTCCGCCAACTGGTGGACGCAGGCACATTGAGCAACCTCCCAGGGGGTTTGAAATCGCGGGGCCTACGCATTAAGGGCGACGATACGCCGATTGCTCCGGGTGAGTTCCGTGACGTCGATGTGCCGAGCGGAGCGATCAAGGAAAACATCATGACGCTGCCGTATAAAGAGCCGTCGATGGTGTTGTACCAGTTGCTTGAGAACATCGTGGCCGAAGGCCGTCGGTTCGCCGCTGTGGCTGACGTTAACGTAGCGGATATGCAGCCCAACGCTCCGGTAGGCTCTACGCTTGCTGTGCTCGAGCGCACGCTGAAGACTATGAGCGCGATCCAAGCGCGCGTCCATGCAGCGATGAAGCAGGAATTCAAAATCATCAAGACGATGGTGCAGGAGTACGCTCCGGCTGAGTACAGCTACGATGTGGATGCTCCGGAAGGCGCTAAGGCGAAGCAGTCGGACTACGACATTGTCGACATTATCCCGGTGTCAGACCCCAATGCGTCGACTATGTCGCAGCGTATCGCGCAGTATCAAGCGGTACTGCAACTGGCTCAGACCGCTCCGCAGTTGTATGACTTGCCGGTACTGCATCGTCAGATGGTGGAAGCCCTTGGGGTGCGCAACGCGGACAAACTGGTGCCCAACCAAGATGATATTAAGCCGATGGACCCGGTGTCCGAGAACATGGCGGTGATTAAGGGCGATCCGATCAAGGCGTTTATGTACCAAGACCACGAGGCGCATATCGCTACGCACATGGCGTTCGCGCAAGACCCGAAGATCCAGCAGATCATGCAGAACGATCCGGGGGCGCAAACCAAGATGGCGGCTGGATCGGCTCACATCGCGGAGCATGTGGCGTTCGCTTACCGGGCTGAGATCGAGAAGCAGCTTGGTGTGGCGCTGCCTCCGCCTGACGAGAAGCTGCCGGAGGATGTTGAGGTTGACCTGTCGCGTCTGACCGCGCAGGCTGCACAGCGCCTGTTGCAGAAGAATCAGGCCGAGGCTCAGCAACAGCAGGCGCAACAACAGATGCAAGATCCGATAGTCCAGATGCAGATGCAAGAGCTTCAGATCAAGCAGGGCGAGCTTCAGCGCAAGACGCAGAAAGACCAGATGGACCACGAGATCGAGAAACAACGGTTGATAATCGAGCTGGAGCGCATCGCGTCGTCTGAGAAAACTCAGGGCGCGCAGTTGGGAGCCCGGGTTGTTGACAGCGCGAACAAAGCGGTCTTGCAGCAAGAGAAACTGAGTGACGCCAAGAAGCTTGAAGGCTTCCGGGCTGGGATGACGGCCAGTAGGCCGCCGAAACCGACTCCGAACGTGGAGTAACGCATGATCGACCCATTCGTAGAGCACCTACGCAAAAGAATCAGGGAAGAAGCCGCATCTGTGTCAGACGTATTGACTACGGGCGGGGCTAAAACCTTTGATGAGTACCGTCATCTGACGGGCATCCTTCACGGGCTGGCTATCGTCGAACGTGAAATTAACGACCTTATGGACGCACTTAACAAGGAGTAATCATGTCTACAGTCGAGCAGACTGCAACTGACGAGCAGATGGACGCAGGGCTACCTAAACCCATCGGCTACAAGATCTTGATCGCATTACCCGAGATCGAAGAGACGTACGAGAGCGGCATTATTAAAGCCGATATGACGCGCAAACACGAGGAAGTATCTACCGTAATTGGCGCTGTGTTGGAGCTAGGCCCAGATGCCTACAAAGACGCGTCCAAGTTCCCGAATGGTCCGTGGTGTAAGGAAGGTGATTTTGTCATCATCCGAGCGTACTCGGGCACTCGGTTCAAGCTGTACGGTAAAGAGTTCCGTTTGATTAACGATGACACCGTGGAAGGCATTGTTGCTGACCCCCGTGGCTATTCTCGTGTATGAGGTGAATCATGGCAAACGAAGAAATCATGGCCCCGCTTGATTTGAGCGGTAACGACGTAGACGCGCAGTACGACGAGGACAATGAAGCCCCTGAATCCGCGCCGGGCGTTGATGTAGAGGTCGTCGACGACACTCCCGCTTCCGACCGGGGCCGCGCTCCGCTACCGGATGATGTTAAGCAGCGTCTCGACGATGACGATGAAACCGAAGAGTATTCCCATAAGGTCAAGCAGCGCATCGACCAGATGAAAAAGGCGTGGCACGACGAGCGCCGTGCTAAGGAAGCGGCACTCCGTGAGCGCGAAGAGGCTATTCGTGTGGCGCAGACCGCGTACCAAGAGCGCGTGGCATACCAGCAGCGGCTTCAGGAAGGCGAGACGTGGGCTATTGAGCAGGCGAAGCAACGCGCAGCGCTTCAGCTGGAACAAGCCAAGCGGGCGTATCGGGAGGCATACGAGGCAGGCGACTCAGAGCGGCTAGTGGACGCGCAGCAGGCGATGAGTACGACTACGCTGGAAGTAGACCGATTAAATCAATACCGTCCACAATATGCTTTACAATCAGCACAAAACGCGGTATACACGCAACAACAGACCGAACCGGAGCGTTACGTTCCACCCGAACCGGACTCCCGCACTCAGGAGTGGGGTGAGCGAAACAAATGGTTTGGCGCTGATGATGAGATGACCAGCTTTGCGTTGGGCGTCCACAAACGGTTGGTTGATGAGGGCGTTTCGCCTAACACCGACGAGTATTACGAGCGTATTGACGCTCGCATGAGAACTGTGTTCCCGGACAAGTTCGGGAGCAAAAAGCGGCAATCCTCTACTGTTGTCGCGCCGGTAGGTCGTTCTCCTAAAGGCAAGAAGGTAGTGCTGACTCAAACGCAGGTCTCTCTCGCTAAGCGACTGGGGATTACCCCCGAAGCGTATGCCCGCGAACTTGTTAAACAACAGGAGATGTAAAAATGGCTCGTGAGAATCGTGATCTGCAAACCCGCGAATCAATGTCGCGCAAGAAGCTGTGGCAACCGGCTGATCTGTTGCCTTCGCCTACCCCGCTAGAGGGGTATGAGTTTCGTTGGATTCGTAAGTCCATGATGGGACAATCCGACCCGACGAACACTTCGCGTAGCTTCCGCGAAGGTTGGGAACCATGCCGTCTCGAAGACCACTCGGAACTGGCGCTGTCCGTTGACAGCGATGCCAAGAACTCCGGACTGGTTGAAGTGGGAGGGTTGATTCTTTGTAAAATGCCGACGGAAATGGTGCTGGCACGCAACGCGTACTACCAGCAACACACGCAGGCACAAATTGAATCGGTGGAACACAGCCTGATGCGTGAGAACGACCCTCGGATGCCGCTGTTTAAGGACAGCAAGTCCTCGGTCACTTTTGGTCGTGGCTCGTAAGAGTCGTAAACTTTTTTAATTTAGGAGATCAACATGGCAACTACTGCTGCTCCGTACGGGCTCAAACCCGTCAATCGTGTTGATGGTATGCCGTATGCTGGCGCGACTCAGGCTTGCCTGATCGACCCGGCTGGTGAAGCCACCAACTTGTTCTATGGCCAAGTCGTCATCATCGGCGCTGATGGTTATATCGCTCTTGCTACGGGTACGGGTGCAGACCTGACCACCAATAGCATCAGTGGCACCACTGGCGTTGGCGCTATCGGCGTGTTCGTAGGCTGTTCTTATGTCAACACACAGGGTCAACAAGTGTGGTCGCAGTACTATCCGTCTGCCACCGCTAACGGCGGCGCCATTACGGCTTACGTCGTGACCGACCCGAACGTTGTATTCCAAGGTCAGCTGGATGGTTCCGGTGCACAAGCTGTTTTGGGCGCTAACACCTTCTTCGCCGCTGCTCAGTCCACCAGCACGGGTTCTACCCAAACTGGTAACTCGACCTCGGCTCTGGACGCTACTGTTCAAACCGCTGCCGCTGCGTTCCGTATTGTGGGCTTTGCGTCCACTCCGGGTGATGCTTACACCGACGTGTTGGTTAAGTTCAACCCCGGTGCGCATCAGTACACCAACAACGTCGGCCTGTAAGGTTTTAAGTGAACAAGGTCTGTACCGTGTGTTGTGTAGAGAAGCCGATAATGGCTTTCTATGCACGCAAGCAAATGCTTGACGGGCACAGGTCCGAGTGCAAAGAGTGCACCTTGGCCAGAAGTGGCAAGTGGCGCGATGCGAATCCGGACGCATACAAATCGTCCGTGGAAAAACATCGAGCTGCCAATAAGGATCGTATTCTGGATGCAGATAGGTTGTACCGCGAACGTAATCGAGCTGAAATTCGCGCTCGTGCACGTGAACGTTACGCTGCCGATCCGAATCCGCACAAGGATAGTGTCAAGCAGTCTGCCGCAAAATATCCAGACCGGATTGCTGCGGCCCTTAAGCGTTTTTATGCGAATAACCCGGAGTATCGGGCTAAATACAACACACAGTATTACAAGGCAAATCGCGCAAAGTGCATTGCCTTGGCCAAGAAGCGTGAAGAGCGCATGAAGCATCAATCAAAAATTGTTGCGGGATTGACTCAAGCGTACAAGGCTGAGGTAGACGCTATGTACCACTTTTGTCAGGTGTTTGCTGGGTACGAGGTAGACCACATCGTGCCAGTTCAAGGCAAGTGCGTGACTGGGCTGGACGTGCCTTGGAATATGCAGATTTTGACAATCACGGAAAACCGGCGCAAAAGCAACAAGTTCGACCCTGCGCTGTGGCAAAGCATCAATAAACCATCAGTGTTAAATTTTTTATAGGAGGCTATTATGGCCATCAGTAGAAGTCAATTACTCAAAGAGTTGCTCCCGGGCCTGAACGCTTTGTTCGGTATGGAGTACAAACGCTACGGCGAAGAGCACAAAGAGATCTTCGAAACCGAATCCTCGGATCGTTCCTTTGAAGAAGAAACCAAGCTGGCTGGTTTCGGTGCTGCTCCGGTTAAGAGTGAAGGCGCTGCTATCGCTTACGATAACGCGCAAGAAGCTTGGACCGCTCGCTACACCCACGAAACTATCGCTATGGGCTTCTCGATCACTGAGGAAGCGGTGGAAGACAACCTGTACGACTCGCTGTCCGCCCGTTACACCAAGGCGCTTGCCCGCGCTATGGCGTACACCAAGCAAGTTAAGGCCGCTGCCATCCTGAACCAAGGCTTCACCGGTTCTGGCAACCCGACCTACGGTGACGGCAAGGTGCTGTTCGCTACTGACCACCCGTTGGTCTCTGGCGGCACTAACTCCAACCGTCCGACCACTGGCGCTGACCTGAACGAGACTTCCTTGGAAGCCGCCGTCATTCAGATCGCTGGCTGGACTGATGAGCGTGGCTTGCTGATTGCAGCTAAGCCG